GAGGCACTAGACCAATCGATAGTAGCTTGTTTTCCAGTGATGGAAGATAACCAAGCCGCTTCTCTATTGATATCTTGTTGAAACTCAAAAGATAGACCAACTCGTTCGAGCCGGGACGAAATCATATGCATGAGACCTTGCTGAAAGAACATATTCAGTGTTGGTTCCACACAAATCATGCGTACTTTTTTACTATCTTTAGGGACGGTAGTAGCGTTTGAACCAAGGACTTCGATAAAATTCAACCCCCTAGGAGAGAGGGCTGACTTCAGTTGAGTATCATACTGAAGATAATATCGAAACCATTTATCCACACCTTTTGTATGGGTGAGTTTCTTAAACTTAGCTTCGGAAGAAGTGTCAGTGTACGAAACGCCCACGGTGCTGCCAGATGAGTTCCTACAGTTTTGAAAGAATTCATCTTCATCAAATCGACCGAGAACTTGAGCAATAATGGATTTAGCTCGAAGGAGGACGACTTGGTCATATCCCAACTTGTTAACAGGACATCGAAAACTCGTTGGGAACGGAAGATTATTAACATTCTTCATACGCTCATTTACAGATAAAAACAGTAAATAGGCATTGAGTTTATGTTCATCATCTTCCTTAAACGGAGCAACATACTTTTTTGAAAAGGCATCCAACTGGGTGTTAAACAGTTGTTTGGTAGGGATATCGAATTTGTCATACACAAGTGACTGACTGTTTCGAAGGTCCATTAATGCAGATGATACATGTGTTTTAATTTCATCTGCGCAAAAGAACTTTTTCTTTTGTTGGTTCTTCATTTGGAAAACTCCAGTATAAAGTGGTGGTTTCTACGAACACGAGAAATAAATCGTAAATCGCTTCTTCAAGAAAGAAAAACGAAGAAGAAATTTAATTCGTAGATTGGTTAAGCCATAACTGCGCAAAATCTGTATCATTAAGGAAATTGATTAACAGTGAACGCATGGCGTCAACCTCTTCAGTCGTAGTCTCTGGATCAATAGACAGCTCAATAGTACCGGTGTTTAAGGTACGTTTTGCTGTTGCAAGAATCTTTGGGACAATAATCTTAACTGAAGCGCGACCCTGTGTAAAACCGCCAGGAGCCTGTGATGATACTTTAGGGGTTTTTCCCGTAAAGATACACTCAGTGCGATCGAGAGCAGTAACACCGGATGAGCCAACAAAGGCTCGCAACGAAGCCGAATCAGAATTGATTGGGATAATCGTTGTCGCGGAACCACCAGAAGGAGAGAAAGTAGCCCCAACAGGGATAGAAGCATTTCGGATAGTCATAGACGGGTCCTAGTAAGTTAACGGGTCCTCAAGCGAAGTAACGCGAGAAGGTCGGTAATATTGGTTAAATCTTTCACTAGTTCTTTTGGGGTTACCCTAGGAATAGTGTCGGATATGGAAGGGTTAAAGAGGCCACGGTCATACGATGTTGAATGTAGGATCACAGTCTCACCTGAACCAGAGTAACTAACATCGGAATTCGTCGAGGAAGCACTAGTAACACGTGCTGTACGAGACAAATTGTATTTCCGAGTAATAGTCGCTCCAAGTATCTGAACGGAAGGGTCAACCAAATTTTGGGCTGCTTGTACAAAGGAAGAAACATCGTACAAACGGTCAACCATAAAGGATAATGGCATAACGGCCCAGAAAGTTGGAATTATATCCTTATTACGTAAACCATACTTCCAGCGAAAATCATATACAGGGTTGGATACCCTGTAACGAATAGCCGCATGGTAAGATACCGTCTCATTCTTCGCGACAGAAAATGTAAATCGCTCCGAAGTCGGGCCAAAACTCGGATCTCCACTAGAAGATGCTTCATCAGAAGCACGACCATGGGAGGTTCTAAGTTCTGGTGGCTTTGGTGGAGGAGTCTTAAGTGATGAAAGGATATCATGTAAAGACTTCACGAACGGCGAAAAAGCAAACCGATACGTTGCCCAAGCGTTAGCAGGGACATCCAACCAATCATCTTTATACCAGATATCACCAACTAAGTTGGTGATACGAGATCTCTTTTTTAGCTTAAAGAGAGACTCCGAGCTGGTTAAGATGCCACGTAATGGGTTCTTCAAGAATCTGATGGTTTCACCAATTTCGAGAAGATCCTCACCGGTGGAGAGAGGAGTGCTGTCAATACCTGCAATTGCAGACAATATAGCACGCTCACGTAATCCTTCTTCATCTAAAGAATCTAGACTAACGAAAGGATCATAGGAGAGCATAGTACGTGTCGTAAGCGGACCCCGAAATTCATAATCAAATGAAGGTGGGGAAAGCGTTGAAACGTACCTCGCGGATCCTGTTCCTGATATGGAACGGGATTCTCTCCGGTATGAACATGGATTGAATATGGATTCACCTTTTGAAACACGGCTTGCAAAGCCAGGCGTCACCACATCTTTCATTGACTCATAGTCAAATGCCGTTAGAAAAGAACCAGAAGAATATGGCTCACCCAGATTAGTAGTTTCACCTACTGTCTCAGTAGGGGCCACGTTAACTTTAGTTCGTTCTCTCATAGCATTTGGAGTCTCATGTCAGATCGCGTCCCA